TGTTAATCCTGTTGGTCCAGTAGCACCAACATCACCAGCTCTGAAGAATTGTATGACACATGCTTCAGCATTTGATGGTAAAGCACCTGAAACGTAAGTAACGTTAAGTTTTCTGTATCCTGTAGCAGTCGTTATAGTGTTCAATCTGAACACACACTTTGTAGTATCAGAGTTTGTGTTTGAATCAATAGCAATGTGACCTTTAACAGTATTTGTGCTATCATCCCAAGTATCAATGAATGTTGTAAAATCTACACCGCCAACATTTAATAAATCGATGTATATTTGAGTTACTGAAGCAATAGTCGCATTGTTGAATCTAAAATTACCTTGACCTGGGTCTGCGTCTGTTGTCGTTGTACTAAAAGTGTAACGTAGACCTGCATTGTTTCCTTCTGCGCCAGTAACACCGGTTGCACCAACAGGTCCAGTAGGTCCAGTAGCTCCGGTAGGTCCTGTTGGACCAGTCGGACCAGTAGCTCCTGCGGGTCCAGTAGCTCCAGTAGGTCCGGTTGCACCTACGGCTCCAGTAGGACCAGTTGGACCGGTAGCACCAGTAGGGTCCGGTAGGACCAGTAGCACCAGCAGGACCAGTAGTACCAGTTACCCCTGTCGCACCAGTAGGTCCAGTTGGACCGGTAGCACCAGTAGGTCCAGTTGGACCAGTAGCACCAGTAAGTCCAGTTGGACCTGTCGCACCAGTCGCACCAACAAGTCCAGAATTAGGTCCAACCCAAGCACCATTAGCTGCAACTACTTCGCCGTAATTTGATATTCTGATAGAAGATACGTTTGCTGAACCATTTGCTTGTAGAACACTTGTGCCATCAGTAGTAACTGAACCAATTTGAACATTACCACCAAACTCAGCTAGTCTAATTTCTCCATCAGCATCAACTTCAATAGAAGGAATACCAGATATATCATTAACCGAAAAGATAGTGCCAGACAAATCATTAGTGATAGAGAACAGTTGACCAGCAGAACCTTCGAAAGACAGTGTTCCGTTAGATGATGGATATGCTCTGACTGTAATTGTTTGTGCGTTAGACAAAGCATCGGCACCAATGAACTCTATTTTAGGGTCATCGGTTTGTCCGATATTCGGGGTAATGAGAATGTTTTTTTCTATGTTTGCCATGGGTCTTTATACTTTATTTTATTATTTATTAGATTCCATAACGCCCACGAAGTGCATTGAAGTTTTGTTGTACTTCTGCTGTTGATAATGCACGGTTGTATACAGAAACAAAATCTATATTGCCTATATAAGAACCGGCATACCCTGTACCAATTAAGAGTGGTTGTGTTCCAGTAATTACTTGAGTATAGGTGCTTCCTACTCCATCAAGAGTTAAAATTCCATTTTTATACCATCGTCTAAAATCATTAGATTTTCTCGTGGAAGTCATGATAGCAAATTCATTTTGTATTACTGTCGAACTTCCTATTGAGGTATATGGAGTAGTGTTTGTACCAGCAGTTCCAAAATAATAATTTATTGTTGCGTTTGGTTCGTGGGTCCAAGTTCCACCCCCACCATATGCCTGATTATATGGGTTTCTTCTAACTGCGTCATTTTCAGTTGGTCTTAATACAATCATAATTGTTTGTTCATAATCAAAAGTAAAATGCTCAGCATTAAAAGGTACTGTGACATATGAACCAGAACCCGTAAAATTTGTTGTTCCATTTCCTATTGGGGTGCCTGTTATGTTCCCGTGGTTACCTTTACCACTCAAATCAAACCAAGTAGAACCGCTACCTGGATAACTTTTAGGATTAGCAGCGTCTAAACATAATACTAATCCATCAGTAACTATACGAGGAGAATGTGCTAATCCCATTATATACCATACCTTCCACGAAGAGCATTGAAGTTTTGTTTTATTTCTGCTGAAGGTAATGCTCTATTGTATATCATAGCATTTGCAATATTACCACTAAATCTTGTCCATGAACTTCCAATAAGTATATTAGTTGTTCCTAAAAATGAAGCCAATGATGCTGATTGTTGTATTAGATTACCATTTATATACATTCTTGCGGTTGGGGCTGTAGAAGACCAAACCCATGTTCCATAATACCAAGTATTTGCAACTGCTGTTCCAGCATTCATATCGGCACTATAATGTGCAAAATAAAATAAATTGTTTCGCACACCATGATGCATACCTTGTCGCACAGCAGTAGTGGATGTTCCAAATACCATTTTATCACCACTCAAATTTGGTATTCTAAAAAATGCTGAAAGTGTGTAATCGCTATCATATATTCCAAGTTGTGATGCTGTTTTTCCACAATCGACAAAATCATTCACCCCACCAAATACCATGTTACCACTGTTTGCACTATCATAAACAACACCGTTTACAAGAGTGCCATTGTTACCATTACCACTCAAGTCATACCATGTGGTTCCACTACCAGGATAACTTTTAAGGTTAGCAGCATCCAATGCTAACACTAAACCATCAGTTACAATTTTTGAATTATAACCAATACCCATTACACTTCCACCTGTAACTTGTCAATGTCTTTACGTTCACCATACACAGTGAAATAACAATCAATAGATTTGTCAATCCAATTACCATTTCTAATAAACACTTTGTTATCTTTAATTTCTTCAACATAAAGTTGCTGAGGCTTGCCAATAGCAGTTAACTCAACAGTAATTGTAGACTCATCAACTAACTCTACCCAATAATCAGGTAACTCAATAACATTTGAATCAGTTCTACCACGAACATAAACACCATTCTCAGGTCCTTCAAGAGAACCATATATTAATTTCTTGCCTTCTTTTGTTGGGTGAGGTATACTAAAAGATTTTGATGATGCGTATATTGTTCCTGTAGCAGCATTAAAATAAATTTTAGAAGATGATGCTTTAACAGTCTGTGTCGAACCTACTGCACCAACCATTATTGGATATAGAGATGTAGTTGAAGTGTCGTCTGTTACGTTAAGTTGTGTAGGAATCGTATTGGCTTTTGCAAACGCAGAATTAGCATAAGAACTTGCACTTGTTGCCGTAGTTGATGCAGTATTTGCAATACCAAAAGCTGCATTGGCATAAACCCCTGATGTAACCGCACGTTGGTCTGCCGTAGCTGCATTCGTAACGGCAGTGTTGGCTCTAGTAAAGGCACCATTAGCATAAGAACTTGCACTTGTTGCCGTAGTTGATGCAGTATTTGCAATACCAAAAGCTGCATTGGCATATGAACCAGCACTTACTGCCTTTTGGTCGGCAGTAGCAGCATTTGACAGTGCGGTGTTGGCAACACTGAATGCAGAATTCGTGTGATTAATTGGGTCATATCCACGAATAGATATAACATTCGTTACAACATTAGCTGTAAAATTAGCAAGCCTGAAAGATGTATCACTCGTATCAAGTATGTTTGTTTCTTGGATGTGTGGAATGTAGTTATCAAATAGATACCAAACATTAGCAGAAACATCTTTGACTAGACCAGTATGTCTTGTATTACTATCTTCAACATAATGTCCAATAAAACCTATATCAATTACATTTCCTATATTGTTATTCGCAAGAAGAATCAAGGGGTCATTAATAATTAAGTCTTGTGAACTGTATGAAGTGACGTTTCCAGTAACAGAAAGGTTTCCAGAAACAACAAGATTTCCAGATATTGTTCCACCAGAAGAACTTAATTTTGTGTTGGCAGTATCGAACGCAGAATTTGCCTTTATAAAAGCAGAGTTGGCATATGAACCAGAAGTAACTGCACGTTGGTCAGCAGTTGCCGCATTAGTAGTTGCTGTATTTGCTTTAGTGAAAGCGCCATTGGCATAAACACCAGCACTTACTGCCTTTTGGTCAGCAGTAGCTGCATTAGATGTTGCAGTATTTGCTTGTACATATGCAGAATTGGCATAAGAACCAGCACTAGCAGCATTTATTGTAGCAGTATTTGCTTGTGTATAAGCAGAGTTCGCATAGACACCAGCACTTACAGCCTTTTGGTCTGCTGTTGCTGCATTATTAGCCGCAGTATTGGCTTGGGTATAAGCCGAATTTGCATAAGAGCCTACAATAACTATATTATTAGCATTTGTGTTGGCCTGTATGTATGCATTATTTGCATATAATCCAGAGGTAACTGCCTTTTGGTCTGCTGTTGCTGCATTAGTAGTTGCAGTATTCGCTTGTACATATGCAGAGTTTGCATAGACACCTGATGTAACTGCTCGTTGGTCCGCTGTTGCTGCATTATTAGCCGCAGTATTGGCTTTAGTGAAAGCTGAGTTGGCATATGAACCTGCACTTGTTGCAGTGGTTGTTGCTGTATTTGCAACTCCAAAAGCTGCATTGGCATAAACACCTGATGTAACTGCTTTCTGGTCCGCTGTTGCTGCATTAGTTGTTGCTGTATTGGCTTTAGTGAAAGCACCATTAGCATAAGAACCTGCACTTGTTGCCGTAGTTGATGCAGTATTCGCCTGTACATATGCTGAGTTTGCATAGACACCAGCACTTACTGCTTTCTGGTCAGCAGTAGCAGAATTAGTTGTTGCAGTATTGGCTTGATTATATGCCGAGGTTGCAACAGAACTTACTGTGTTTATTGTATTTGAATTTGTATTTGCTTTAACAAAAGCAGAGTTGGCATAAGAACTAGCACTATTCGCCGCATCCCTTACCCAAGTGTCTGTTGCATTATTTGCTTTGTCAAATGCAGCTTGTGCCAAAACTGTTGCACCATTAGCAGCATCGTATGCAGTGTTTGCTGTATTACGGGCAACAAGGTCAATAGAACCTGAAGACAAAGTGTTTGCATAAGCAAAAGCTGCATTTGCATGTAAGTAGGAACTGTTTGAATGTAAACTAATTCTGTTTGTAGTATTAGAATTTATCTCAGGAACAAATAGAATTTCATTAGAACCAAACTCTGCAACAAGATTTTCTTGTTCAACTCCACCAGTAAAAAACTTAGTTTTTAATCCAGTGGTAGATGATGTTGTTGCAATAATAAGATTGCCACCAAGTTGTCCTGTATTACCTTGAGCAAGAAGATATCCATCTAATGGAAATATTTGTCCTTCTGTTATATTAGAATTGTGAATACCTAGATTGATGTAAAAATTCTCATCGTCACCAACATCAGCAGTAGCGACATAATCAGCAGAACCTTCTGGATGTATGTTTTCGGCGTTTACTTGAACATATGATGCAACATTACCTGTAAATTGTGCAATCAAATCCGGTAAAGGTGTTGCTAATGAAGTCGCAATACCTGCATATAGTTTATTATATGCAATAACATTTTGTGCATCAACATTTGCCACTGCATTTAGTGTATACACATGAAGAATTTTATCTCCTGAAGTGTAATACAAATCGGATGCAGCACCATATGCATTGTTCAGATTGAATTGGAGTTGACCGTTTGAACCTGCCGCAGTGTTTGCTTTTAGATATGCAGAGTTGGCATAAGAACTTGCAGAGTTTGCATATTGATATAAAGTTACTATTGTTGGTGCTACATTATAACTTCCAATTGTAGCAGTGTTTGCAAGTATATTTGATACTTGTAAAAGTTTTGTTGTTGTGTTATAATTGAGTCCGCTATCTGAACCAAAAGAACCTAAATCATTAAATTGAATATCACCGTTTAGACCAGACGGCTCTGTGACAACATCAAAGAGTGTTGAATTGTTAGAAGCATTACCATAGAACAACTTGCCATCTTCGATATTAATTGCCAACTCACCGGGTTGAAGATTGTTCGGTATGCTTCCTGGAGCACTAGAATATTTAATTTGAATGATTGTGTTTGACATTTATTTTTATTCTGTTAAAAAGAACCGCCGTTCTTTATACTTTCGGAACCATCTCTCGATTCAATATTAAATTCTTTCATTAGCTTGTTCAATTTTGTAACAGGAGCTATAGACTCCAGAGATTTAATATATTTATCTGTTGCTACAAGCGCAGATTTTAATGCATTGATATCGTCTTCAGCTTGTTTATTTTTTCTCATAAAATCATTTAGTGCGGACTGAAGTCTTGTCTTTTCTTGTCTTTCGTTATTCGCAGATTCTTCAAACACATTTTTCTGATTAGCTTCATTTTTCAGAGAATCACGTTCGGTCGATACGGAAGCTATTGAATTTTTTAGATTGTTGTTTTCATTTTGTAACTCATCAACTCTTCTTTTTGCTTCTTCCAATTCAGCACCACTTTTGGTTACAACTTCTAATTGTGCCTGAAGCATGATATTCTGCTTGACAACCGACATAAAGTTATCAAGCAGAACTTCGACATACGCATTTTGTAATTTCACATCCATTACAAAAACTCCTTTTCAAAAATAATAAAATGTGTTAGAATGTACCGCCACTTAAATGTTGGAACGTTGGAGCACCACTTGAAGAAATAGTTAATACATGTCCTTCAGTAGAAGAACTAACAACATTCAATCCATTGGTTCCGTTACCCAAAAGCACAGAATTAGCAGTAAATGTACTTCTTCCTGTACCACCATCAGAAACTGATATCGCCGTAAACAGTCCAGAAACATTACCACCAGTAAAGTTTGCATCAAGTGTGGCACGTGTTTCAACCCCATAAGAAAGAACGTTACTTACTGGGTCTGTAGTTTCACCAGCAAACAATTTGAATATGCCGTCAGAGGCGTCACGAACAAGACCTGAATATTTAGTGCCGCCATTATCATATTGACCATAGAAACCAATATCAAGTACGTCTGTTGTATTATTGTTTGCAAGTTTAATTAGTGAATCTTGTACTGCAATAATTTCAGTGTCAACATAAACTGTGTTACCAGAAACAATAAGATTTCCTGTAACTGCAAGATTTCCTGATATCGTACCACCAGAAGAATTCAGTTTAGTGTTTGCCGTTGCATAAGCAGAGTTCGCATATACTCCAGCAGAAACTGCTTTCTGGTCAGCAGTTGCTGCATTAGTTGTTGCAGTATTGGCCTGACCATAAGCAGAGTTTGCGTATGAACCTGCACTAGCAGCATTTACTGTTGCTGTGTTTGCTTGTGTATAAGCAGAGTTGGCATATGAACCAGAAGTAACTGCTCGTTGGTCAGCAGTATTTGCAGCAAGGAATGCAGAATTAGCATAAGAACCTGAAGTGACTGCACGTTGGTCTGCTGTTGCTGCATTAGTAGTTGCAGTATTAGCCTGAACATAAGCTGAATTTGCATATGAACTTGCACTAGCGGCATTTAGCGTAGCAGTATTGGCCTGACCATAAGCAGAGTTTGCATAAGAACCTGATGTAACTGCTCGTTGGTCTGCCGTAGCAGCGTTTAATGTTGCAGTATTAGCCTGACCATAAGCCGAATTAGCTTGTACATAAGCTGAGTTGGCATAAGAGCCAGAAGTAGCAGCATCACTAGTTGCTGTATTGGCTTGAGTGTAGGCCGAGTTTGCGTAAGAACCAGCACTTACAGCTTTTTGGTCTGCCGTTGCTGCATCACTTGTTGCAGTATTCGCCTGATTGTAAGCACTTGTTGCTTGTGAGCTTGCTGAGTTTGCAACAACAAATGCAGAGTTTGCATACGATGCAGCACCAGTAGAAAATACTGTACCTGTAAGTGTAAGACCTTCACCTGCCGTATATGTACCTGCACCAGAGAATTGTTGCCATCCAATTGGGTCGGTACCAACATCATTTACTGGGTCAATTTGCACCCAACCAGTAGAATTGTACAAAGTACCATTAACAACAAATACAAAGTCACCACCAGCAATTTCGGCATCAGAGTCATAGTCGGCAGAACGGGTTAATACTGTAGCTGAAGTTCTATCATAGATACCGTTATGTGCTAAATTGACTTCATTTTTAACGAGTATTCTATCACCATTTTGTAACGTGTAATCATCAATAGTATTCAGTCCAACTTGAAGTGTTAATGTAGCACCAACACCAATTGTACCGTTATCATATGTAACCGTACCACCACTTAATATAGCTAATGTGTTAGTAGTTGCAGCATCAACCCCTGCATGAATATGCAAACCTTCGGCGACCGCATCAACATATTGTTTTGTTGCAGCATCCATTGCTTCGGTTGGCTCACCAAGATTTGTGATTTTTGCGCCACCAACATCTAAACCAGAAGCTCCATTAATCTGTACGTTACCTGAAACTGTAACGTCTCCAGAAATCGTACCACCAGCAGAGTCGAATTTTGTATTGGCTGTTGCATAAGCAGAGTTCGCATAGTCACCAGCACTTACAGCTTTTTGGTCTGCTGTTGCTGCATTAGTTGTTGCAGTATTGGCTTGTGTGTACGCAGAGTTGGCATAGTCACCTGAAGTGACTGCACGTTGGTCTGCCGTATTTGCTTGAGCATATGCAGAATTAGCATAGATGCCAGATGTGTTTTGACTTGAGTATGCGGCATTGGCATGTATGTATGCAGAGTTTGCTTGCAAGAATGCTGAATTGGCATATGAACCAGCAATTACACCACCAGTTTCATATGCAACATTTGCAGCAGCGAACGCAGCATTAGCAAAATCATAGATATCATAACCATCAACAACAATCGTATTGGCAGTTATTGTATTAGATTCAAAGTTTCCAGAAGTATCTCTTCGAACAATTGTGTTGCCTGTTGCACTAGATGTTGCAGCATCTAATAGACCAGTGTAATATTTACCACCAATTGCAACAACACCAGAACCATCATCAATCCAAAGTTTGTTAGATACATTAGAATAAGCCGGTTCAGCAATATTTAATGAAGGAGGTGTTCCTGTTACATTAGAGTATTTTAGTTGAATGACTGTATTTGCCATTTTCTTTTCCTATTATTAGAAGTTTCCGCCGTTAATATTTGTAATATTAACGGCAACGTTTGCTAGTTGAACTGATTCATATTCACCTGTATCAGAATTATAAATTAAGGTATCACCATCTTGGCGAACATCGGCACTCACATCAACAATATCTGATAGTGCAATATTTAATTTGGGTCTATAGTTTGGTGCTGATATTGTAGTATTGTTGATTTGTGAAACAGAAACTTTACCAACTTTACCAACTTGATTTACTACTGCTTTGATAGACATTATCGAGTCACCGATGGAAGAACAGTTGCAATCCCTTCAACGACCCTAGTCACCGAGCTTGTTTCAGTATCAGTAATAATGACATCATAAACATATCTTCCAGGATTGATATTTGCTGTTGTATTGGAAGAAATGGTTAGAGTAATTTCACCGTTAGAATTGCCTGTTATAACAGAAGTTATAATAATAGAAGATGACGAATAATACGACTTTCGCATCATGGATGCTGTCGTATAATTCGACAAATCGATAGGATTTCCGAAGATGTCTTGAACATTTACTGTTGATGTGAATGTCGCACCTTGTTCGATTGTAAGTTCTGAGTAAGCTGCCAAAATAGACTCCTTTTATAGTCTATTTATAAAACTTTTAAGTAGCAATTCGACTTTACAAATCAATTAAACCAAGGTCCAACCATCCAAGTGACGATAGAACGTCTGATTCCACTAGTAACTGGTTCAACTCCATGCAACATGAATGAAGGAAAAACTAAAGCAGTTCCTGCTGATTGTGGTGGATATATCTTTTCATGTCCATCTTGTAAAAATAATCTACCACCTTCAAAGTCATCATTTAGAAAAACAAGAACTGTTAGTTTACGAGTTTCTGGATTTCCAGGAAACATAAATGTGTCAACATGAGCATTATAATGACCTTCAACATCATACCGTAAGTAATCGCATTGATTGGCGTGTGTCACATTAAACTTCCATGCTTGATGATTAGCAGACAATCCAATACCTGCCATCGTAGCACCAATTCCTCTATGTATTGGTAATTGTATTTTTTTCACGTCACGAATTTTTTTGTCTAAAACTCCATTAGAACCAGTTCCTATTTTTGCATCTTCACCTTCAACTTGAGATTCCAAACTATCAATGAGTTTTTTACATGCATCTTTTGTTAAGGTATCTACATAGAATAAGAATCTATAATCTGGTTCGGCATGATGGGCTAGTTTAGGGCGTTTATCATACTTCCATTCAGCATGAGGTCCTTCGGCATCAACATAATGTAAAAATACTTGTGCTTGCCATTTACCTTCTTTATATGGATTACGCCAATGCACTTTATCCATACCTCGATAAAGAACAGCATCACCTACGTCCATGTGGATTTCAGATTCATTAGTTACACATTTAGAATCACCTTGTTGGGTAACAATTTGACGACCATTATCTTCTTCAGCATAATCTCCCATGAAGATTGGCCAAGGGTCACCTTCAAATCCTAAAGTAATAGTTGCACTTATTTCACATGAAGGTCGGTCTGTATGGACTTTTAGTTCTTCGCCCGGAGAATATAATCTAGCATAAGCGTAAGTAGGTAATAATTTCTTACCAGAAGCAACTTCAAAGTGTGGTAATAGTTGTTCTAATAGAGAATCAAATACCGGAGCACCATGTATAGCTTGGGATAAAGGACATTGTACATCCTTTACAGTACTACCATTATTCACTAAGTCTTTTAATTCTTTAGTAAGTTCTTCACAGTTAGTTTTATCTAAAAATTCTGAAAGTTTTACATAGCCTTGAGTAGCAAAAACATTCATTGGTTCACACATAATATAACATTCCTTTAATCTGGTTTTGGTGTATTCTCTTGCTTAATGTAAACTTGTTCATCTTTGTAGTACCATTCATTCGCTTCACATTCATCAGGACAATCGACCCATTGTAACGGTGGTGCTACATCAAAAATTTTATTGTTAGGTTGAACTTCCGCTACACGAATACAATCATCGATTTGTGAGTATATTGGTTGCCACTGATTATTGACAAGTTCCCAATCTGAAATCCATACAAAGGTAAATGATTCGTTAGGTGATATTAAAGCTTTCATTAATAGAACTCCTCTACAATAACTACTCCATCGGCACCATTAAGAGACCTTTGTACCGCTAGGGGTGTTGGTCCGGCAGTTGTTCCACCAGCACCTACAGTAACAGTAACAGGACCAGGAATCGTTGGTGCTGGTATAAACTCTATTGAACCACCACCACCACCACCTACTCCCAGTGATGCAGATTCTCTAGAACCTGTGTAATATCCGGCACCTCCACCATAAGGTTTTCCCGCTTTGCGAGCTTCGACATTATCATATAAAATAGTTTCAGAAGAAAATCCAAAAGCGCCTCTTCCAGAATAAGCAAATCGATAATACTCTATGGTTGCCGGAGTGTCTGGTGGAATTGCTGGTGAAAGTGAAAGTGAACTAAAATACATAGAATCTCCACCAGAAGAATTTAAGTCTCCTCCAGAACCAGTGCCACCTAGTGCAACAGTAAAAATTGCAGGAGCATTAGCTCCACCAGTAGCAGACAAAAATGCACCAAACGAGGATGTACCAGCAGCAGTGAAAGTTGGAGATGCCGGTGCTCCTGCCCTAGCAACACCGCCACCACCAATAACAGTAACTTTAACTGCTT